TAGAGTCGCGCGTAAGCGCAACTTGATAAGAGGAAATAAAAGTACCGTTTTTAAGATATGACCCAATCTCAAGAACCAATTCGAACAATCGTAAAAATTTACCCAGGTTTGAAAAAGCTCACAATTTTGAAGTACAAAAAAACGTGCGACTTAACCACAAAAACGACAAAAAAAGGCGAATCGATTTTTCAGGAATCGAACCTTGAACGGTCAATTCGCAAAACAAAAACCACGATAACAGACTACGTGTTGGCGAACAATTTCGAAATATTCGCGACTTTTACATTTTCGCCGAAAAAAGTCGATAGATTCGATATCGACGCTTGCAAACGCAAGCTGAAGCGATGGCTTGACAGACAGCGCGAAAAAGATTTGAATCTAAAATACGTCGTTGTACCAGAACGCCACAAAAACGGCGCAATTCATTTTCACGCAATATTCGAAAACATCGACAGTTTTACGCTGAAAAAAACCAAAATCAAGCAAGACGGTCGCGACGTTTTCACTATGACGGATTGGCGATTTGGCTTTTCGAATGTAAAATTCATCGATTCGAATCGAATCAAAGTCGCCACCTACATCACCAAATACATCACCAAAGACATGATTCAAATCGAAAACAAGAAACGCTACTGGTGTAGTCATAATCTTGCGATACCTGAAAAACACTACAACGCCGTCGACGAATTTCAAATTCGCCCTGACCTGCAATCGCTTGTATACGAAAATGCTTATCTTCAAATGCACGAATTCGCGAAAAATGATTGACTTCACAAAATCGAACTGATACTATAGAGGTACAATATCAATTTTAAGGGAAAAGGATTGTACATGAAAATTGACAATTTGAAGTCAAGAATATCGCGAATGTATTTTGACAAGCGTGAATTCAAAGACGAAAACGGCAAGACGGTCGAATACGAACGACTTGTTGTAGAAGTCTTAATAAAGGGCGAAATTTTCAACCTAGAATTCAAGCTTGACCGAAAAGAACGCGCGATTTTGATGCTAGCCGATGACCTGTCGCAAGGTATGACGCTAAACTAACAGACGACCAGCTAGCGACGTCGGAAAACTCAAGCGGGCGATAAACATAAGGGGGTAAACATGCCAGAAAACTTGACCTTTTTTGACGCAGCAACAGCGGGTGCCGTTTTCAAATCCGCTTGGGGAATCATTTCCGCCAACTTCGTTGGAATCGCCGTATTGATTGGTGCGTTCGTTGGTCTGGGTATTGCCGGCAAGGCAATCAACTCAGGTATGAAGGGAAAAGTCAAGGTAAAATAACCTTGCGGGGGGTGAGTAGCCCCCCTCTTCATGGCAAAAATGACTATGTCGGTTTTAGAGATTAGCACGAAAATTTTGCAACTAGTGAGGGATTTGCTAATAGCATATGCTCCACTTATCGGATTACTAGGCGGTTTGAAATTCGTCTTAGACTATCTACACAAAATAGTATTCGGTAGGAAAATATGATAAAGATTTTCGACATAAGCAACCTGCTTGTAGTGATGATGATAGTCGGTGTTTTTATTTTGCTCAGAGAGGAAAATAAAAAATGACAGAAGACGTATTGATAAAATTTTCGGCAATCTGGTTATTTTTCGCAATATCGGCGTATGCGATTTTTTGGATTTCTGGCGCGCGCAAGGGTGATAAATGAAAAGAATCTTAGATATTGTCACAATCCTAGTTTTAAGTAGTTTTGTTGTTTCGTTTGTCAATCCACCACACTTTGCGCATGCCAGTGAACTAAAAAATTTCAGTCGTGTGAATCCGTCAAAATTCACACACCCGTTTCGATTGAATCGTGAAAAAATAACGTTTTTTTCAGATGAAATGTCGCAAGCGGAATTCAACAAGCGATTCGACGCGCTTGAAAAATCACTTGACAACGATTCGTATGTGATTTACTCAGAGAATAACGACAACATTTACTACTATATTATCGATAAAACAAAACCGCTTAAACTTGAGAACAATACAAGTATGTACTACTTGAAATTCGCGCGTGTAGCGACTTATCAATTTGACTACAATATTAACAAGAAAGCTTATATATTGCGCCCGTATGACTATGGTTATAACGCGAATTTCACCTTAGCACCACGCGACAGTGGTGGTATAGTATCACTTCATGCAAAACAACGAATCGAATATCCAGACGGGTATGACGGCGACACTTTTGTTGGTGGTGATTCGCCCGTTTTCGAAATCACACGAAAAAAGGAATGCGACAATTTAGATTTCGTATGTTTTTTCAAAAAAGCACTCAGTTCGACTATTTCGACTATTCAGGATTTGTTCAAGGGAATAACTCACCTTGTAGAAGGATTCTTTGAATTTTTGAAAAACATATTCATACCTAGCGATACGAATTTTTTCGCGGGATTCTTTAAGCAAATGGATGGCGCAATTCACAAGAAACTAGGATTCTTGACTTTTCCGTTCGACTTTTTTCACAAGTCATTTCAAGCATTATTCGACGGAATTAAGGCAGACGATATGCGCGAATGGCATTGCGGACGACCCGGTACAGGTTCAGAACCAGCAGTGTGTAGAGGTGTATGTATACCGAAACTACTGGGGAATGAATCGGTATGTGTACGATTTGGTGCACTAGAGGAAGTCGCGCCGTGGTTGTGGATTGTGATAATGCCGATAATGCGCGCAGCGTTTGTTGTCTGGTTGTGTTTTAGAGTAGCAGATAAGTATTTTGAGGTAATGGAAGCATGATATACGTAATTATCGCAACAGCAATTATATCGGGGGTTATAGGCGTAATTGCGCTATTGCCAGACATACCGCCAGCACCTCAAGAACTTGTCGCTTATACAGACATTTTTGCGGGAATATTGAAGCAAATTTCGGGCGTTTATCGATACTTCATGTCGCCGTCAATTGCGTATGTAACGCTATTCATCATTTTGACTATGCTAGCGTTTGACCCGCTCTACAAATTGACGCTTTGGGTGTTGCGTAAATTACCTGTGGGGGTGAAATAGCATGGTTATTGATTGGAAATCATTTATCAAGCACTACACCAGACCGAAAAAAGGTCTTTTCCCCGTCGGAAGTCGTGTGTATATCGGTAGGCAGGGCAAGGGTAAAACGCTCAGCATGGTCAACTATGCTTATCGAATAAAAGAAGCATACCCGAAATGTGCGATTTTCTCAAATGTCATACTTGACGGAATCAAGTATACATATCTTGAAAACGACGACCGGGTGTCGAAAGCTCTAGAATTTCAGAACGGCGAGAATGGTGTCCTTGTCCTCTTAGATGAAGCGCACTTGATGTTCAATGCGAAGACGGGAATTCCTATCGACGTGCTAACGGCAATTTCACAACAGAGAAAAGACAGACGACGTATTGTGTTTTCGTCGCAAATTTGGAACGAAATGGACATATCGATTCGCAAACAAGTGCAGGAAGTCGTCGACTGTCGCAAAATTGGGCGAATCCAGTGGAATCGAATCTATGACGGCGAATCGATTCGACTGAACAAGGGCGACTACACGTACGAAATGGACAAGCTATACAGCGAAATTTTCAAGCACAATGACGAATACTACAAGCGATACGACACGTATCAGAAAATTTTGCGAAACACGGAATATCAACGCGAATTGACACCGAATACGCAAAATGTTATACTGAACCAGACACC